AAGCCAGATACGTGCGGCTTCTTTCGGCATGTGGATGGAGGGGTGCCACCTTGCATCTCCATATATTTCATCTGTTGCCCGGTACATATAACAGCCACAGCTTTTATTCAAGACGCTCTGTTGTGGTTCTCGGTAACAATTTCCATGTTCGTCTCCCTCACAACAACAACATTCAAAATGTTCCCATGTTTCTCGGACATAAAGGATATCATCTGTATGATATGGTGGATTCCACCTTCTTTTTAGTTCTTCATCCGTGATATCCTCTGGAAGTTTGTATTCATCTCCCCAGTTTTCATATGCTGTTTTGCTTGGATATCCCCAAGTACCGCAATCACCCCCTGCGAATGTATAGCACAGTCTGCCTTGCGGCTGTGGTTTCACAATCCGTCTGGTGCAGCTCTTTCTCCCGTCCAGATTTGCCCTAACCATTTCTGTATTGAATAAAATCGGTTTAATTGCCATCTACTCCACCTCCGTTCACGATTGTAATTGCTTCATCCATTGCCCTGTTCCATTCCAAGTCTTCATCAGTTCGCACGACTCTGAACTTGTCGTTTAACTGATCTACAACCTTGTCCGGATCGTAGGCGGTCGGCTGTGTATCAATGACATTCTGCACTCTTTCCAGAAAATCTATTGCAAAATACATAACTGTATCTTCGTTTACGCCATTGGCATAATTTAACCCATGTTTTTGCATTAAATCGTGAATGATTTCTTCTGTACCACTTGTCTCTGAAAAGAAAAAATCCTTCAATTCGCTCGCATCAATCAGTCTCATCGTTCGCCCTCCTGTTCCATGCTTCAATCAGCTTTTCTTCATTGTAATCTTCTTTCAACATCATCATTCTTCCACAATTCATGCATTTTACGTAAAATTCGCATAAGATAGCACTTTTTTTCTTACATGATGGACACGGTTTAAGTTCTTCTCTCATTCTTCATCACTCCAATCAATGTGCTGTCCACAATCTCTACAAAAAGAACCGCTTCTTACAACTCGTTTGCAATTAGGACACCAATATGCATCTTGAAGAAAATCTGCATTATCTACGAAATTTGTATATTTTTTATAATCAATAAGTGTTGGTTTCTTTGCTGTCTGCTTTTCCACAGCTTCACGGCATTCCTCCACCGTGCCGATCTGGCGGTACTGCTGCACCTCTTCCAGTGCCTTGATTGCCATCTCGTAACCTTGGATTTCGTTTTTTCTCTCGTAATTTTGTGTACACATTTTGGCTAAATCAATAGATGTCTCAAGTTCTTTGATTGCTTCATTCTCCGTCATGGCTACTCCTCGCTTTCTTTCTGTAACCATGTCATCGTACAATCCTTACAATCATGGCTAAAATCGCATACCTTGTCACTTTTTAATAAATTCCGCAGGACACATAATAGCGCCATCGCCAGTTCTTCGTCCGTCATTCTCCTGATCCGGTCTGCGTTGATCATAGGTACGTAGTGCTCGCAGTCTCTTTCTATATCCTCATGCGGATTGTCATTTATATATGCACACCACTTAAATGATTCATCTCTACAGTCGTACATGGTATGCAGATGTTTGCAATTCTTACACTTTGCCATCATTTTCCCTCACTTTCCCGGTACGGCTCCGGCAGTGGCATCCAAGCTAAAACCACATGATCTGTACTGTATAAAGTTTCGCCTTCGTTCATTCTCGTCCACCATTCTTTGCTGTCATGTCGGTAAACTCCAATACACACTTCCCCAGTATCAAGAGTAACCATATTTATCGGATAGTATCCGTTACCTTCTTCCGGCAGTCTCTCGCTAACCGGAATCCACACCGGCTGATTCTGCAATGCTGTGATTGCCATGTCCAATGCCTCATTCAAAATAATGTAACCGCTTCTCGGTCTGTTGTCTTCTATTGCTTTAATAGCTTCTTCTCTCTTCATTCCGCACCCTCCATTTCTGCAAGCTTGCCTTCGGCTTCCTCTCTGGATAAAAATATTTTTTTACCTATATCATCTAAGAAATAACAGCTTTCACCCATTTTATTCATGACATCAATTCTTACAATGATTCTTTTATTGTAAAACTGCTTGATATTCATTTGTAAAACATGTGCTGTAATAATCGGTTCTTTTACATATGGAGTTATACAATATAATGTATCTCCCACCTTGCACGGCAACCGCAGTAGCAATCCCTGTTCCTCGTCATCCTCATAGGATGCTAATTTTGTAAGTACTTTTGATGCATAATCACTTACCCCAGGATATCCTTCTCTGTCTATCATTGACTTTTTGCTTATAGCAGTGCCATTAGAATTTCTTTCTCTTTTCGTCAGTCTCTCCATCTTTGTTCCTTTCCGCAATCCACTTGCCGTATCTGCCAAGTTCCTCTACTTGCTCATAATTTGCAAGTCTTTCAGCTATTATTTCCAACGCTTTGAATCTGCCATCTTTAGCAAGTTGCGTAATGGTCATACCTTCATCATCCGGCAAATCTTCCGGATGAAATAAAACTTCACCTTTTTCTGTGACGTATGTCAATCTTTCCATGATTCACTCCTTTCCACCGCAATCCTCGGTCTATCTGCAAATTGAGGATAGCTGCAGTCATACGGTATATGATTCCAGTGGTCAAAATGCCCTACTGTAATGCTGTTTTGCATACTATATAATTCATTCTCGCTATGAAATCCTCTGCTCACGATTTTGCACTCCTTTTCCCGTATGTACTTGCAATTCTGTATACATTGCAAATTTCTCTATAATATTTTTCCTGTGCATGGATATGAGCATCCACACGGTCAAGTTCAGTCTCACACCACTTTGCAAATTCTTCTGTGGATAACGGTGTCTCTGAAGCATCGAATTTCTCACTGTTATCAATCACAAAACTCACCATATCAAACGGAATGTGGTTCAAATCCGCAAGAATCTGAATCTGTTTGTCCTTATCCTCCGCTTTTTCATAATTTTCCAACAATTCATAACCTGTCATCTGCATTTATATCACCTCTTATCAAGTTTGATTTCGTTGTCGTAACAACGCTTCTTTGGATTTCCCTCTACGGGAGAAATCATCTTTTTAGGGTCTGTGGTGTATGCTCCGTTTAGTTTTACACCTATTTTGCTTTTTTCATCCACGTAGCACGATGGCTTGTAACGATCCGGTGGAATGTAGTTGTGAATGCGCCAGTGTTTTACAAGCATAACACCACTATCGAAAGATAAAAGGAATCTATTGTCTATCAATGATTTCAAATCATCATCAGAAGCACCGCACATCCTTATAATTTTCCGTTGGTTGTTCACAAATCCGTCATCGTCAGCGTTCATGCAGATATGGAAATAAAGCATTTGAGCCGTAGCAGGAATATCCAAAAAAGCATCACTCTCAATTATTTTTGCGCTGAACATTCTTTTTTCTGCCATTTAGAACTCCTTACTCAAAAATAGGCTTCTCTATATAGATTCCGGTGTTTTCCACCAGTTCTTTCCACAAGTCCATGAAATCTTTTCCGTTGCACTTGTCTCCGGCTTTGTCCATATGGTCAGAAAACTTATCCTTGAAATTCGTAAGTTTCTTTTTACCAAAACCATCTTCCATAAGAATCACCATTCCATATAGGATGTACCTTGTGGACAAATCATTGATTCTGTTGTTGCATCTGACCTGTTCCCGGATGCATTTCTGCGCTACAACCGACTTGTAATGTGGATAATCAGCTTCTGTAAATTCCTTGTACTCAATCGTCCAGTCTGCAAAATCGTTAAGTCTGCTCTGCAACTCCGTAAAAGGCTCATTCTCGTACTTTTCGTTGTACTCGGTAAATTTACCGCAGAAGTCGGAAAGTTTCGTCTGTGAGTACTTGTAGTCTTTCCACAAGGTATAACAGAACAGTGTCAGTATTCCGGTGAATGGACTTCTTTCGGCTGATTGTCTCAAAAGTTCTGTCTCACGTCTCAGACGAAGTATGGCTTGTGGGTTGTCATAATGTTTTGGCATTTTTATGTCACCTCTTTTCAAGTTCTGATGTTTTGCAAATCGAATATATTTAATTGTTCTGTTTCTTCTTTATATCTGTTCAGCCCTCTTTCATATATGCTTTTATCTTTTTCAAAGCCTATAAAATTTCTTCCAGTATTATGGCAAGCAACACCTGTTGTACATGAACCAGCGCAACTATCTAATACCAGATCTCCATTATTCGTATATGTTAGTATCATGTATTCGCATAAAGATACCGGCTTTTGCGTCGGATGGATTTTTCCTTGTTGACTTCCGCTACTGAAGGTTTGCACATCAATAGGGTATCTGTCTGTGCTGTCATAACTGGTTTTTCGTACTTCACGGCCGTAACAACTATCACCGTTCGATTCCTTGATAAAATCACTTTTTGAAATCTTTCTGCAGTGTCCGTGTGTTATCTGAGGATTGTATGTAGGCTGTTTTTTGTAAAAAACACTGATTATCTCATGTGCTCTCATCGGCTGCTTTTTTGCGTTCAAATGACCTCTCGGATGTGATTTATGCCATATCCAATCATATTTGTACATACTTATATTGCTAAGCCTTAAATAACTAGAGAATGGTTCTGCGCCAAATAATAAAATTGCACCGTTATCCTTAATTACCCTACAGTATTGTTCCCAAAGTGAATCAAACGGAATAACCGTATCCCATGAGCATTGTGTTGTTCCGTATGGCAAATCTGTAAAAATCATATCTACCGATTTATCATCTAGCAGCTTCATTCCCTCTAAGCAATCCATGTTATAAAATCCAAAATCAAGCATACACATTCCTCAAATCATGTAATCTTCTCAAACTTTTTTAGTAGGCATTTCTCACACAACTGGACACCGTCAAAATCGTAAAGTTCCTCTACCTCTTCCTTACAATCATCGCAATACAAATGTTTCACATTTATGTTCGGGCACCTATTGCCGAGACATGGATAAGCTTCCGTTGCACATCCGCAGCATTCACCTTCGTATTTCACCATTTTCTGAAAAACTCCTTTAATTTATTGCAGACTTGCTGAAATCTATACTTAAACAAGTACTTTTTAAAAGATTCAGTTCCATATTGATAGCAAAGATACATAATTTGTTTTTGAGTAGAAAGAGATTCATAAAACTCCTTGTCAGTTTCTTCAACGTATTGTAAAAGTACTTCATAGTCTGTTTTATTCATCACTGCCACCTTCCTTTTCTCCATGCAAAAGTTCCATAAACTTCGCAAATTGCTTCTGCGACACGGAATTGTTCTGCTTCTCAGGCTTCAAACTGATGACTAGATGCTTGTCTGCAATGTTCGCCAGTTCCCTTGCAAGGTTGATTCTTCCCTGTGTCAGTCCATCACGGTAACCTTTTCCCGGTCTGTACTCTGCGATCTGCTTCTTTCCATCACCTTGACCACCGGCTGTCTTGTTGCGAAGCTGATAACCACCTTCAGCATATTTCTTTATCCAGTATTGCTCCCACTTATCTAACTCTTCAGCCGAATAGTGCATAAAGCCTATTTTCCAACCGTAGATGTTGTCCGTAGAATACAGACCATGACTTTTGATTGACAGGTCTATGTGCTGATAGCCTTTAAGGTGTCCGGCAAGCCTTGAAAGCAGATTGACCGCTTGCCCGATATAGGCATATCGAAAACCGTCCTCGTCTGTCCTTGTCAGAAAATAGATTCCGCTTTTTTCGTCCACATAAGGATTAACAGTCAGTATGCGCTCACGGTTCTTTTTCTCAATGGCTTTTGCCTTTGCTACGTTCTTCCAATCAGCCAACCACTTCACCGCCTTTCAAATGGAATCAAATATCCGTCCGGCAAAGCATTTATAATATTTCTCAATGCCCCATATCCTGTCTTTTGCATATTGACTAAAGAATTGTTTTGACAGGTATTCAGTTCGGATATGTTTGAATCAATGCTCTGCATTATTTCACTTCTTAATTGTGGTGTAAGTGGTCTATAAAATGTGTCAGCCATTCGCACCACCATTTCTGTACTTTTCCAGTTCTGCAATCATGGTCTCTCTGCAAATATCTCCGCTCTCATGCCACTCTACCGCATGAAAAACATCGTTAAGATTCTCACTCAAAACCTCAATTCTGATACTTGCCGACTGGATATACTCAATCAACCGCTGTGTATCTCGTGCTATGTCCTCGTAACCATACGACTGTAAGTGCTGAACCATTTTTTCAAGGTTCGCAATGCTTGAACTATTCATCAGTTCCGGCACATCTTTGTAGCACAAATAACCAAAACTTCCACCACTCAAAACGGACACTCCTTTCCATTCCTCAAAATCCATTCCTTACCGCCCTGTGCAACGTCCACATGAGCCATAGGAGCAATCTTTTTGACCTCTGCGACACATTCACTGGGTACTGCATTATCTCGGCTTAAATGGCACAATATGACGTTTTGCAAGCTATCTGTTTTGTTAGCCATCACAAAATCTTTCACAGTTCCAAGTTCCATGTGACCACAAAAAACGTGATTCCTTTTCGCAACATTTTCATCATCAATGTACTTTTTCTGATAGTTACATGAGATTAAAATGTGGTTCACATCTGTAAATCTCCACTTGCAAAACTCCGTGTCGGTAATGTACAGAAGTTTCCCCATTTCCGGATGTGTTATCAGGAATCCATAACAAGGACATTCCGTACCGTCTGCATTCGTGTGCGTCCATTTGCCGTCCAGTGTTGTCAGGTCAAATCCCTGTATTCTCCACTCACATTTTCCGATTGCAATAGGTTCAAGACTTTCATACGGTTTGAACACTGGTATTCCCATGACTTCCAAATCCACTACCGATTGAGAATGATCCTTGTGGTGGTGGGTTACTACTGCACCCACCACATTTTTTACATTCCAACCAAGACCACGTTTTATGTCCATGATAGGAAGTCCTGCATCCAGTAAAAGCGTTTCACCGTTATCTGCCGTCAGAAGATAGCAGTTACCGGAAGAACCGGAGCCTAAACATTTCAGTTTCATATCCTGTCTCCGTTCTTGGCTTCATTTCTGCACCAACAATCAATATATCTATTGGAATCTTCCTTTTTTGTCACAAGAAACTTTCTGTATCTTGAAATAAGCGGTTTCATGGATTCTTTGTATACATCAGTATTGATATAGTTCCAAATGTCCATATAGATTGTGTTAAATTTGAATGCTGGTACATATTCCCAAACATCAGCATTTACAATCTCAACCTTATTGTTAAGTGGAAGTTGGTCTTTTACCAGCTCAATAACTTCTTCTGATTTCTCCACCACAACGATTTTATCAACATCAATTTTGTCTTGAATCGCCAGTAAAATCATTCCTATGCCAAGACCACCAATAAGTACATTCCCATGTGCGTTTTTCACAAAGTTTGCATTTGTTCGCTTTTCCATATATGTATCAGACATAACGACTTCTCTACGGTGTGTAAGGCGAATATAATTTCCAGGCAATATGCCATGAACCATAGCATACAAATCTTTTTGACCGATCGTGAATTTTTCCAACGAATAGTCACCGACTTTGCGCTCATGCAAAATGTCACTCATGTTTTCATACATTTATGCAATCCCTCCTACTTAAAGCAATCCGGCGTCTCTGCGCTGGCAATGGTCTGTTCCGTGCTGTCCGTTGTGACTTCCTCAAAAGTTGCATCGGGAAAATCAACAGAATTTGCGTTTGCCTGAATTTCCTCTGACGCAACTTTTTCTACATCAAGTTTCACATCTGAAACATCAGGAAATTCTTCCTGCACATACAAACCTTGGAATTTATCCGGAAAAGCTTCTCTTAATGCCTGTACAACAGCAACTTTTCTTATCATTGTTGCAGGCTTTTTAGACCATTGACCGTTGATTGTTCCATCTTTTTTTCTTCCAACATATTCATCGAAAGATACTGACTGGTACTCCGGTGTTTCTCTTCCTTTTATAAACACTTTCGCCCAACCGCCTACAATGGTTTCGTCTTTAAGGACAAAAGAGCCTTCTCTTTCTTCAACGGAACCATCTTTCTTCTGAACAATAATTCCTGCTTTTTTTCCTGCATAATTCGGATTTGCATCGGCTCTTTTTGTAAAAACATCTTTTCCGGTAACAATCGTAGCAGGATCATTGTTTCCAAACTTAATGAGGTATGCTTCTTTCAAAAAAGGATTAAGATGCTGATATCTGCAAAGAGACATAAACATCATTACTTCCTGATCCGATACGTTTCCACCACCGCTTACAAGGTACTTTCTTACCGTTGTTGGGGAAATTTTTACAATTTCCCCATTTGATTCATATTCCACAATTCCTGTGTTTTCCTGCTTCTTTTCGTCTGCCATGTTTCTACCTACCTTTCTACTTTCTTAAGTCCTTTAATGTTAATGATGAATACCTGTGTTGTCTTGGGATTCTGAATCAATGCAAGTGTTTTGTCGTGAATATTTCTGTAACAATCGTCGTGCTTTTCAATTCTCAAAACCTTGTAGTTATCTTCTGTGCTAACGGCTGAACCATAGATAAAATTCTGTTTGTATCCATTAAGACCGCTCCATTTACCGTATGTTCTGTACTGCTTACCAGAATCTGTGACCTTTACGGTATCTCCCACGCAGATTTCGTCTTTCTTCTCCGGCTTGTAGTTTTCGAGGACAACGTACTCTTCGTGCCATAATCCAGTATCTCCGTCAGAATTTTTGCAAATACATCCTGATGTCGTAACATAAGTTACTTTGAAAATATCTCCGTTTTTATAAGAAGGAATAGCAGGTTTCGCATTAACAACTTTGACGTACTCACCAATTTTAGCTTTTCTTTTCACCTCACCATCATCAGGCTTTGCATCTTCGCCCATCAGCCGATTAAAAGCCAACTTAGCACCAGTCCGGAAATCAAATTCATCAGCCGGGTTGCATTTTGCTTCTGCTTTCTCTCCAGTGGTCTTGTCCAGTGCAACTACTTTGTTGTCGTTGCGGTAGATGACAATGGTTTCCTGTTTTGCTTTTCTTACCAAATCAAAATATTTTTCTTCAACCGTAAATACTTCCCCAACACTGCATGACCCTTTTATGATTTTTATATCCATCGTATAGTCTCTTAATTCTGTAACAATGGCTTCTCTTACAACAGATGTGGTAGTTATGGTATAATTTTCATCTGCTTTTTTGTTTGGTTTAACCACATCTCCAACCTTAAATTTTCTCATGATTCATTCCCGCCTTTCCTAAATTTCGTTAAATGCCTGCACTGCAAACAACTCGTTAGCAGTTCTCTTGTACAATCTTCCGTCAACATACACAGAGTAAAAACCACCGTTCTTCTCCAAAGTTACCTCTACCCCTCTTTTTGCAACAATAAAATATTTTTTCATATCTTTATTCCTCACTTTCCGGCTCGTTCATAAACTTGCCAAATTCATCATTTTTCACTTTTACATCAGCCTTGCAAATTTCCTTAATGCTCTTAGGCATCACGTTCCATGTGACATCAGTGCCGGAAATCTTGCCTTTAAATTTCAAGGTTCCACGGTCTGTCAGACCCATGTAAACCCCCGTGTAGCACTTGCCCTCTGCATTAAAAACCACGGTGTCACCGACATTGATTGTTTCTCCGCTCGTTGTCAAAACGGAAATGACTGTTTCTTTCTTAATTTGCATTCTCTTCATTCCTTTCAAACTCTTTCAATTGCTCCGCCAACTTCTTACATTCATCAGCAACATATTCTTCTGAACGAACGACATCGACACCAACAGGAAATTTACTTTCTATCATTTTTTGCATCTGATAAATTTCTTTACGGCTTGGGAATTTCTGTATTGCATAATCAAAATCCGCCTTATCTCCAGCGTGACCGCAATCGAACCCAAACCACCATAAATCACTTTTGATAGGATAATTTGAATTTTTTCCACCGCCTGCGTATGTAATACCACCGTGGCACTGGAAATATGCTTCAATGCGGATTCTTTCATCTTCATCCATGTAAGCACCAAGCAAAGGGAAAATGCCACTTACTTCTCTGCCCCAAATATTTGATTTTTTAATTTCAAGATGGTAATCATAATTTTTTTCCGTATAACGTATGATTCTTTGGAATGCCAACATATCCGCACCTGTGAGCCATATTTCCAAATATCACAACGCATTTATACCCTACGTGTTCAAACTCACGCTCGACAATGTAGCGTTTCTCTGCTTCATTACTCATTCTTCACTTCCTCCACTCTCAAACTCGCATCATCACTTCTGCGAAACATAATCAACTGACTGTCAACATCAGGAATCTTCCAAGGATCAAGGCTCTCGGTATCATCAACCATAATAGGCAATTCCACCCCGCACCGCTTCTGAAACGCATTGCAAATGTCAATCTCCGTCAGAATCCTTGCTCCGTGGTTCATGTTTCGGCTGTAAGGCTCTCCCTTGTAGATAAAGTCGCAGCATTCCTCGGTATCACCGTTCACAAGCGGTCTGAACATCTTTACGTGGCAGAACTCCAAATACTCGTTCACATCAGATTCCAACAGTTCATTCTTCTTCCGGCTAAATTTCTTTAACAGGTCAAGCTGTGCCTGCACATCTGTAATCTTCTGTGCAATGTTCTTGCGCTCCTGTTTCAGTTCTGTGATACGCTTATCCACACTCTCGTTAATGCTTACACTCGCCAAAGACTTATCAACCACAGAAATATCATTGCGGATCTGCTCTTCATCACCTTTTAACTGGATTCTAAGAAGATTCATGTCAGTGAATTTGTTCATGGAAGCTTCTTTCTCTGCAATCTGTGACTGGAAAGCTTTGTATTCTTCTGTGTTGGAAATATCCACGCTTGCCGGAATGGAATTTAAGGCATTATCAGCAATGGCAATCTCTTTTTCCAACCGTTCCACTTCATCCTCGGTCTTTTTCAGTTCCTCACGCTTATGTTCCAATTCTGTCTGATCCGCTTTGATATGGTCAGCGCAGGAAGAACCCTCTTTGGTAATCAGTTCCAATTCATGTGCCTTATGCGTATCAAACTCCGTTCTTAACTGCTCTTTCTTATCTTCCGGATATTCCTGTCCACAGTAGGAGCAAATCAGAGAGTTTTCATCAAATTTAAGGCTTTTATTCAAATCCCAACTCTTCTTCAAGTCCTGTCTCTTCTGTTCATACTGTGAAATGCGCTTTTCCAGTGCAGTGATCTCTTCACGAATGGTATCTGCCTTAAGCAACTCTTTCTGATGCTCATTCTGAATCTGATTCAGTGTTGTGCGCTTCTCTCTTCTGTCCGCATCCAGTTTTTCATTTGCTTTCTGCTGTAATACACTCAACTGACCTTTTAACTCAATGATTCCATCAGACAGCTTATCGTAGGACTTCATGCTGTTCTGCGTATCTGTCTGCTGCTTAATGTTCTCTGACAGCTTATCCTGTAAAGCTTTCTTTTTCAGTTCCAGATCAGCAAGGTCAATATCCACTCTCTGACGGCTAACCTCGTCAATGCGGCTAGGAATTTCATCTAGCAGATCCTGCAAACCCTTGGTTCCATTTCTTCCCCTTGTGCCGTACAACTGCGTATTGCAACGCTTTTTCAGTTCATCAACTGTGCCGTCCTGCAGAACAGTCCTTAATGCTTCAAACTCCGGAAATTGATTGCAAATGTCATCATTACTGTGCTGACCAAACATATCAGCAAGAATTGCTCTCTGATCCGTGCCACCTTTCAGCAGAAGTGTCATGGCATTGATGCAAAGTGAAAACTTATCTTTTCCGCATACACTCTCTTCCAAAAATGCTTCAAAATCTGCTGCCTTTTTTGGAATATCATTCACATAGTAATCCGTGACATTGCCGGTGAACTCACCTTTTTTGTTGTAATTCTTCCGACAAACCTTTTTCAGGACCTTTTCTTCTCCGTCTACTTCCACCGTAACCATTTCGGTAATGTCACCGTCAAGGTCGTTACCGTCTTTGTCATGCGATCTGATTCCGCTAATCTCTTTGCCGTTCTCGTCACGGCAGCCAAAAATATGCTGGATTGCTCTCTTGATTGTGGACTTTCCAGTTTCATTCGCTCCGGAAATCTCTGTCCGGTCGTAAATATCTGTGTCCAGTGTGTTATAGTCATAGAATTTACAGAAATTCTGCAAAAAGATGTGCTTAATCCTCATTTTTCCTATCCTCCCAAAGATACAAATACAATGAATTTACAAACATATAGATTGATACCGGCTT